TTTCTCATTAAACAATCTTGTTGAAACTTTAATAAAGCTTGTGTGTAATGAATAGAACACTCACTATGCACAGGAGTGCAAACCATTATCTTATGTGGTGATTTAGACTCTGGTTTAGGATCTGATAGGTCTATTGTCTCTACAATACTTTCTTGACCAAACCATATTGGTTTATTTGGATTTTGCATTAATTACCCCTTTCAAAAAAGTAGTCCATTGAATACCTATTTTATTCCAATTGTAATAAATGTTTGCATAATTAGATTGTGAATCTAAATGATCATGTATTTGTTTTTGATCCAGTGTATGTGATGCTTGTTCAATACCAAAACCAAATTTTTGAGCAAGAGCTCTATGGTTCTTATCGTAGGGAACATACATAGGAAACTCTGCTCCTGTTTCATACAAAGCTCCATAGTCATCTACGATGCAATATAAACCTGCAGCCATGGCTTCTAGTAAAGATATACAAAACGTTTCTTCAAAGATACTCGGATAAGCATACATATGATAATTTTTTAAATTATCTTTTATGTATTGATTTGGTTTATAACCAATATAGTTTACATTAGGTAATTTTCTAGCTTGTTCGTACAGCTCTCTATACTCATGATCGTTTTTATCATAAAAGTCTTGACCATAAACTTCTGTAGATGAATATACATCTAAAGTAACTAAAGGATTTTTTACTAATTGCATTGCACCTAACAATACAGATAAACCACGCCATGGTGTGTTTTGGTGTATTATCTTTATAGGTTCACCTTTTACATAGGGTTTAGCTTTCTCTATTTTATCAATACCATTTTTAATAACTACAGATCTGTTTGTTGGTATATCAAAATGAAATCTATATTTTTCATATGTCCAATGTGAATTAAATACATACCAATCGTATTTACTATGATTAGAAAGATCACTAAACCATGGAGTTAAATTAGGTTGATCATAAGAATTTTTTTGCCAAAGTATATTTGGTTTAGTTGGATGTAATGGTATTTTTTCTGGCACCGAAGTACATATCTGTACTTGATCTAATAAATTTTTATCGACGTACTTTTCTAAATACTCAAATTGTAATTCTGTTCCACCTTTAGGGTGTTGGTTTTTTAGTGTCATTCATTACTTTCTGAAATACTTCTAAACCTTTATTAGTAACCTGCACAGTAACGTCCTCTACAATATCAGGTCCCTCTTTCTTCTCTTTATATATTTCTCCGGTCTTTGTATTTCTGTATGTTGTTATTGTTGTACAATTTATCTTTGGTAAATTATCCATTTTCATTCCTTCTATCTATTAAAGCATAACTTATCAGGCCTTGTATCTTACTACTACCTGTAGCTGCTTGCACAGT